ATGTTAAGATTGCTAATACAATATCAGTACCAGCAGATGCTACCCTAAGTTTTTTAGAGAATCCAATTTATTTAGATGAAACAGATTTATTAGCATTTACAGCATCAGCTGCAAATGACTTAACTTATTTTGTTTCTTACGAAGAATTAGATGACGCATAATAGATAGAATTATAGGAGGCAACATAATTCATGGCAAATGGCGGAATCATAGGCCCAGTAAAAGTAGTATGCACACCATCTACTAAAACTTCATCAGTAACATCAACAGGTAATTTTGTAAGACAGAATTGTCAAGTTACATCTGTTAGTGCATTAGTTATTGGTGGTGGCGGTGGAAGTGGTTATGCAGCTGATGGTTGTTCACCTTCTGGTGGAGGTGGTGCAGGTGGTTATAGATTTAATACATGTATAAGTATTTCAAGTAGATGCACACCAGTTACAATTGGTGCTGGTGGAACTGGAGGAACTCCAGGATCACCTGCTATTGGAGCAACAGGTAGTAATACAGTTTTTGGCCCACTAACTTCTAATGGAGGAGGTGGCGGTGGTGGTGTTCACACAAATCCAGGTAGCCCTAGACAAAATGGAGCAAATGGTGCATCAGGTGGTGGAGGTTCAGAATCTAATCCAGATGTTTCACCTTCAACAAATGGTGGATCAGGTAATACTCCTCCTACAAGTCCTTCACAGGGTAATGATGGAGGTGGTGGTAGAATTAATGCAGCTGGAGGTGGTGGCGGTGCAGGTGGTGCAGGTGGAACTGCAGGAACAACTAGTTGCGGCCCAGGTGGTGATGGTGGAGCAGGTTCAAGTGCTTGGCCAGGAGATTGTACAGTAAGAGCATCAGGTGGTGCTGGTGGAGCATACGGAACTCCAGGAGCTACGGCCCCTGGTGGAGGTGGTGCTTTTAAAACAGCTGGAACTGCAAATACTGGAGGCGGTGGTGGTGGACATGATAATACTGTAGGTGCTGGATCTAAAGCAGGTGGTTCAGGTGTAGTAATCGTAAAAGAAGTAGTTCCAAAATGTGCATCAGGTGTGTGGAGTATTAACGATCATTTCGATCAAGTAAAAAATTCAGAGTGGATAACAAGAGCAATATCAGTAGATTATATGGTAGTCGCTGGTGGTGGAGGTGGTGGAACTACAAACATTGGAGGTGGTGCTTATTATGCTAGTGGTGGTGGAGCTGGAGGTTATCGTGCATCAGGTTATGGACCAAGTCCATTACAAGGTTCAGCACAAAGTTTAAATTTAGGACATACATATTCAATAACAGTTGGAGGTGGTGGAGGCGTTACACCTGGTGGAAATGCAGGTAGTGATGGAAGTAATTCAATTTTTGCAAATATAACATCAACTGGAGGTGGTGGAGCTGGAGAAGGTGGTGATGTTAATCCACCAAGTGCAAATGGAAGACCTGGAGGTTCAGGTGGAGGTGCATCATTTGCAAACAATTCACCAGGTGGTAATGTTATTGGAACTATTGGTTCAGGTAACACTCCTCCTACAGACCCTCCTCAAGGAAATAATGGTGGCCGTGGTGGTGGAACAAGAGGTCCAGGAGGAACTGTCGGAGCTGGAGGTGGTGGCGGTGGAGCTACTGCTGTTGGAGGAAACTCTCCTACACCAGGACCAGGAACAAATGGAGGTGCAGGTGGAGCAGGAGCACCAAATACAATTTTAGGACCAGATACTTCTTATGCTGGAGGAGGTGGTGGTAATGGCCCAGGAGCTGCAGGATCAGGAGGTGCTGGCGGCGGTGGAAATGGAGGCACAGGTTCTGGAGGACCAGCATCAGCAGGAACTACTAATACAGGTGGTGGTGGAGGTGGTGGTAAAGCAGGTGGTTCAGGAATTGTAATAGTTAGAGTTCCTAGTGAATTTACTTTAGCAGGAAGTCCAACACCCGCAAGAACATTATCTACTCATCCAGGTGGTGATAAGATAGCAAAATTTACAGCGTCAGGAACGCTAACAATAACTGGAGCATAACAAAATTTTTTTATAACGGAGGAAAATAAACATGGCACATTTTGCAGAGTTAGAATCAAAGACCGACCCAACTGGTTTTACATCAGATACACATCTGATTGTAAAAAGAGTTGTAGTTGTGGCTAATGATTGTGTGCCTTCAGATGAACACGTTGATGGTGAAACATGGTGTGTTAATTTTTTTGGAGGTGGCACTTGGAAGCAAACATCTTATAACAATAACTTTAGAAAACAATATGCAGGTATTGGTATGAGATATGATGCATCTAAAAATAAATTTTTAAGCGTTCAACCTTATGAATCTTGGTCATTAGATGGTAGTGATGATTGGCAAGCACCAATTACATATCCATCAGTTACAGATGATGGTGAAGATACACCTTCATGGATTTATAAAATTAATTGGAACGAAACAAAATACAACGCTGACAACAATACAGGTTGGGAAGCAATTAAATCTAACGACACAGAAGAAACACCTACCAAATATAATTGGAATGGTTCAGCTTGGGTGTCCGAATAGGAGACCTTAAATGGCAAGAACCAACGGTGGATTAATAGGTAAAAAAAACGTAACTTCTTTTGGGAAGAGTACTGTTACTAGCCATACTTCTACAGGAACAAAAACTTTTCAACCAGGAACTAGAGCTGTTGAAACATTAATAGTTTCAGGTGGAGGAGGTGCTGGACCTGGAGCTGGTGGTGGCGGTGGAGCTGGAGGTATGACATTATTTCCAGGTTTAAATTTATTAACAAATTCTGCGGTAGTAACAATTGGTGGTGGTGGAGCTAGCACACCTGGACCTGAGAGGGCATCAGGAACATCTTCAAGTATAGTTACACTATGTGGAACAATTAGTACATGCGGTGGTGGAAAACAAGCAACTGATGGTGGATCTGGAGGAGGTGCACCAGGTGGTGGTGGTACAGCTGGATGTGGAGTATGTGGTCAAGGAAATGATGGAGGAACGGGTGGTGAATTTTTTAATCCAGGACCAACGGGTTTTAGAGCTGGTGGTGGTGCTGGCGGTGGTGCTGGTGGAGCTGGAAGTAATTTTACACCAGGAAATAATTGTGGAACAAAAGCAATAGGTGGAGTAGGTGGAGCAGGATTAGCAAATAGTATTACAGGAAGTCCAGTAGTTTATGCTGGAGGTGGAGGAGGTGGTTCTTATATTAATGGAACTCCAGGACCTGCACATCCAGGTGGTGGTGGTGGAGGTGCAGGAGCCCCTATATCAGCACCAGCATCATGTAATAATCACCCTGATGCTAGAGGATCAGCAAATACAGGTGGTGGTGGTGGTGGTGGAAGACACCCAGGTGGTTATGAAATTACTGGTGGACAAGGTGGATCAGGTATTGTCATTACAAAAGAATTAAACAAAGCAAGTGGTGTATGGAATTTAAGAAGTCAATTTAGTGCTGTTAAACAAGGAACATGGCCTGATGGAAGTGTAGTTTTAGGTGTTAGTTTAAATTATTTAGTAATAGCTGGTGGAGGTGGAGCTGGTGCTAAAAGAGGTGGCGGTGGGGGAGCTGGTGGTTACAGAGCTACTGGTTTTGGGCCTTCTCCTTTAAGAGGATCGGCTTTATCAGATTTAACAACAGGGTCATACGCAATTACAGTAGGGGCAGGAGGCTCTGGTGGTGGTCCATCTCATGGTAGTGGAGGTAGTTCTGGTAATAATTCAATTTTTTCAACAATAACATCAGCAGGTGGTGGTAGAGGAGCACAACAAGCACCGTGTGGAGGTGTCGCTATTTCTGCTCTTCCTGGTGGATCAGGTGGTGGTGGAACTGAAACTGGTGGAGGTTGTGCAACTGGAAATGCTCCTCCTACTGATCCATCTCAAGGTAATAATGGTGGTAACGGAGGAAGTTGTGCTGGTGCTGGTGGCGGTGGAGCAACTGCTGTTGGAGCAAATGCACCTGGATCAGGAACTGCAGGTGCTGGAGGTGCAGGTGCACCAAACACAATTTTAGGACCAGATACTTCTTATGCTGGTGGAGGCGGAGGTGGAGCCAATACCAACGGAGGCTCTGGAGGTTCTGGAGGAGGTGGTGCTGGTTCAGCGAGTGGAGCAGGATCTGCGGCAACTGCTAATACAGGCGGTGGTGGAGGAGGAGGAAATCAAAATTCTCCTAATACTGGTGGAGCAGGTGGATCAGGAATTGTTGTAGTCAGAGGCCCAAGTGCATTAACATTTACAGGTAGTCCTTGTTGTGCATTTACAGGTTCAACTCACCCAGGTGGTGATAAAATTGCTAAATTTACTGCTTCTGGTACATTAACAATTTCTAAATAATATACCCCTTGACAATATTAAAAAAAATTAGTATAATATAAGGTATATGAATTTAACAAATTATTATTGGTATTTCCAAAGTGCAATACCAGAAAGAATATGTAATGATATTGTGCGATATGGAAAATCATTACAAGATCAAATGGCAGTTACTGGAGGTTATGGTAATAGACCATTAAATAAAAATCAAGTTAAAGATTTAAAAAAGAAAAGAAATTCAGATATTGTTTGGATGAATGATAGGTGGATTTATAAAGAGATACAGCCATATATTCATCAAGCAAATAGAAGTGCAGGTTGGAATTTTGAATGGGATTTTTCTGAATCTTGCCAGTTTACAAAATATACTAAAAATCAATTTTATGATTGGCATTGTGATAGTTGGGATCAGCCTTATATTAGAGAAACTGCTAATGATCCATCACATGGTAAGATAAGAAAGTTATCTGTAACAGTGACATTATCAGATCCAAAAGAATATAAAGGTGGTGAATTAGAATTTGATTTTAGAAATTTAGATCCTGATAAACCTAGAAAACCTATGAAGTGTAAAGAGATATTACCTAAAGGAAGTTTAGTAGTATTCCCCTCGTTTGTATGGCATAGAATATGCCCAGTAAAAAAAGGCTCAAGACATAGTTTAGTTATATGGAATCTTGGTTGGCCATTTAGATAAGGAGAATATGAAAAAGAAAAAAACTAAAAAATTAAAAACAGAATTACAATTTCCAAAACAATTAAATAGAGAAGACATGTTTCCGTCTCCTATATGGTATGGTGACGAACCTGGATTTGTTAATGAATTAAATAATGCATCTGATTTTTATATAGAAGATGCAAAAAAAAATTTAAAAGAAACTATTAATAAAAGAAATAAAAAATTTGGAAATAAAGGAGATATGGGTCATGTGTTTCATTCAACATCATTAGTAGGTGATCCTAATTTTAAAAAGTTACAAAATTATATAGGTGCAACAGCACATAATTTGTTAATTGAAATGGGATTTGATTTAACAAATTATACAATATTTACTACAGAAATGTGGGTACAAGAGTTTGCTAAAAAAGGTGGAGGACACCACACATTACATACACATTGGAATGGGCATATCTCTGGTTTTTATTTTTTAAAAGCAAGTGAAGCTACATCAATGCCATTGTTTGAAGATCCAAGACCAGGTAATGTTATGAATCTTTTACCAGAAGCAGATAAAACAAAAGTAACATATGCATCATCACAAATTAATTATAAAGTTCAACCAGGAAAAACTATGTTCTTTCCTTCAT